ATCCTGTCGATCTACCGGAACTGGAAGCAGGACGACGAGTTCAAGCTGAAGCGCCAGCACTTCGTCCAGTATGGGTATATCCCTGGCTTTGGCTTCTACCCCTTTGGCCTGATTCATCTTGTCGGCGGCATTGCCAAGTCTGCCACGTCGATCCTGCGTCAGCTTGTGGATGCGGGCACGCTGGCGAATCTGCCTGCTGGCCTGAAAGCTCGCGGTCTTCGTATCAAGGGCGATAGCACGCCCCTGATGCCGGGCGAGTTCCGTGACGTGGATGTCCCTTCGGGCGCAATTAAGGACAGCATTACCTTCCTGCCCTACAAGGAGCCGTCTCAGGTTCTGGCCGGGCTTCTTGGTACGCTGGTTGAGGAAGGCCGTCGCTTTGCGTCGATTGCCGATCTTCAGATTGGCGATGCCAACCAGAGCGCCCCTGTTGGTACGACGCTGGCTCTGATGGAGCGGGCGATGAAGGTGATGTCTGCGGTGCAGGCTCGCCTTCATGCGTCGATGAAGCAGGAACTGGATCTCCTGGTTGAGATTATCCAGGAGAACATGAAGGGCGACTACGAGTACGAGACGGATCTCGGGGCCACGCGAACTGCGGATTATGATGGCAGAATCGACGTAATCCCGGTTACGGACCCGAACGCGGCGTCCCTGTCTCAGCGCGTTGTCCAGTATCAAGCCGCGCTTCAGTTGGCCCAGCAGGCTCCGCAGATGTACGATCTGCCTGAGCTACATCGTCAGATGCTGACTGTCCTTGGCATTCAGGATCCTGGCAAGATCATCCCCAACACGGATGAGAAGAAGCCGATGGATCCCGTGTCTGAGAACATGGCAATCCTGTCTGGTAAGCCTGTGAAGGCGTTTCTGTATCAGGACCACGAGGCTCACATTAAGGTCCACATGGCCGCGATGCAGGATCCGAAAATCCTTCAGCTTGTCGGTCAGTCGCCCCAGGCGTCTGCAATTCAGGCTGCGGCAATGGCTCACATCGCGGAGCATATTGGCTTCCAGTATCGCCGCGAGATTGAAAACCAGCTTGGCGTTGAACTGCCGCCGCCGGATGAACCTCTGCCCGAAGACATTGAGGTCGCTCTGTCCAAGCTGATTGCGGATGCCGCTGGCAAGCTGCTTCAGAAGGATCAAGCTGAGGCTCAGATGCAGGAAATCCAGCAGAAGATGCAGGATCCTGTTGTCCAGGCTCAGATGCAGGACGCCCAGAACAAGGCGGCTGAGATTCAGCGTAAGACGCTGAAGGATCGTGCCGATCAGATGGCGCGTCAGAGCCAGCAGCAGATTGAGATCGAGCGGATTCGCTCTCAGGAGCGGATTGCTGGGATGAACGCCGGGATCAAAGCGGCTGCACAGCAGCAGGAACTGGATCAAAAGCGCGACTACGACATCGCCAAGATCAAGCTTGATGCGATTCGGACTGGCGCTGACTTGACGAGGGGCAAGTGATGGTCTCGGATGAGAATGTCCTGGAGTATCTTCGCAAGAAGATCCGGGACATGATGAATGAACACGCCGACTTTATTGCGACGGGTGCCGCTCAGGATTGGGCAGAATACCGTCAGCATGTCGGTGTGATTGAGGGTTTGGCGAAAGCCGAAAGAGAACTGTTGGACTTGGAGGAGCGCCTTCGCCAGCAGGACTAATCACCCATAATGGGTGCAGGGTATCGCACGACCCTAACAGTGCGCGCAAAAGGACTATTATGCTTAACGTTGATATCAAAATGCCGGATGATGAAGTTCGGGGCGCAACCCAACTTCCAACTCCTGCGGGTTTCAAGCTCCTGATCGCCCTTCCTGAGCTTGAGGAGAAGACTGATTCTGGCATCTACTTGCCGGAACAGGTGCGCGAGAAGGAAACTCTTGCAACCGTTGTTGGCTTCGTCCTAAAGATGGGTTCGCTTGCCTATAAGGACCCTGCCAAGTTCCCTGATGGGGCTTGGTGTAAGGAGGGAGACTGGGTTTTGTTCCGTGCGTACAGCGGCACTCGTATCAAGATTCATGGCCGGGAGTTCCGGATCATCAATGATGATACGGTTGAGGGTGTCGTTGAGGATCCCAGGGGGATTGCACGGGCATGAGCGCTACACGAAAGCCTGAAGAGGCCGACGACGACTTCGAGATCGAGGTTGTTGACGATACTCCAGACGATGATCGTGGCCGTCCGCTGGCCCCAGAGGTTACGGACAACGACAACGATATCACCGTCAATGATGACGAAATCTCCAATTATCGTGATGAGTGGAAGAAGCGTCTGAAGGAGGTTTCCTTCAAGGCGCATTCTGAGCGCCGCGCGAAGGAGTACGCCGCCAAGGAGCGCGATGAGGCCATTCGTTTGGCTGAGCGCCTTGCGGAAGAGAACAAGAAGTACCGCGAGCTTGCTGGCAACACTGAGCAGTTTGCTGCCAATCAAGCCAAGGCTCGCGCTGAAGGCGATATCGCTGCCACCAAGCGGGCGATGAAGGAAGCCTTCGAGGCGGGCGATACGGAGAAGTTCCTGGACTATCAGGAGCAGCTTCAGCGCTTTGTGAACGAACACGAGCGCTACGCGAACTACAAGCCGATTCCGGTTCCTGAACCTACCTATGAGATTCCGAAGCCCCGTCCGCAGCCGGATACGAAGGTTGTTGAGTGGGCGAATAAGAATCCCTGGTTTGAGGGGCAGAATGAGCTTGATAAGGAGATGACGGGTTATGCTTACGCGGTCAGCGACATGCTGATCCGTGACAGCAAGATCGACCCGCGCAGCGATAAGTACTTTGAGGAACTGAACAAGCGCATCGAGCGCCGGTTCCCCGAGTACTTCCAGAAGTCTGAGCCGGAAATTGACGCGACGGCAAAGGCATCCCCGGTAGTGGCCCCGGCAACCCGGACGGCCAAGACTACCCGCACAGTGCGTCTAACCCCGACCCAGGTCTCCGTCGCTCGTAGGCTCGGTCTAACGCCTGAGCAGTACTATGCTCAGTACAAGAAGGATTACGGTCATGCCTGACCGCACCCCCCGCGACCTTGAGACGCGCGAACAGCAGCTTCGCCCGACTTCTTGGCGTCCTCCTTCTTTGCTGCCCGACCCGAAGCCGGAACCGGGCTATGTCTTCCGCTGGGTCCGCACCAGCATGATGAATGCTGCGGACAACACCAATGTCAGCAAACAGCTTCGCGAAGGCTATGTGCCTGTTCGTGCAGACGATCATCCTGAGCTTATGCTGGCAGCCGACCCCAATAGCCGCTTCAAGGGCAACATTGAGGTCGGGGGACTCCTTCTGTGTAAGATTCCGGAAGAGGTGGCGCGTCAGCGCGATGCCTACTACCGGAATATGGCGCATCAGCAGATGGAGAGCGTGGACAACAACCTCATGCGTGAAAGTGATCCTCGTATGCCCGTTCTCCGTCCGGAGCGGTCATCGAAGACCACGTTTGGCCGTGGTCCTCGGGAATAATCCTGTGGGCCGTAAATCCCCAATTCCAGAAGAAAGGTAGCGGAAGATGGCTTCGACCAATTCTCCGTATGGGCTTCGCCCGATCAACCTTCTGGGTGGTCAGGCGTATGCTGGTTCCACTCGCGAGTACGCGATTGCTGCCACGTACAACGTGAACATCCAGTACGGCGATCCGGTGCTGATCGTGAACACGGGCACGACCCGTGGCACGCTGGCGCGCTTCAACGCGACCACGACTGCTACAACTGTCACCAACACGGGTGGCGGCTTTGGCTTCGTGGGCGTGTTCGTGGGCTGCACGTTCACCGATCCGATCTACGGCACGGTGTTCCGTCAGAACTACGCGGCTGGCAACACGGCGACCGACATCATGGCGTTTGTCGTGGATGACCCGGACGCTCTGTTCCAGGTTCAGGCTGACAATACTCTCGGCCAGACGGCTCTGGGCTGCAATGCGGCTCTGATCCAGACGGTTGCTGGTACCAGCAGCGTGAACATCAATTCCGGTGTGAGCCTCCAGGCTTCCAGCATCGGAACCGCCGCCACCCTGCCGGTTCGTATTGTTGATTTCGTCAACAGCACGACCAGCCAGATTGGCGATGCGTTTACGGACGTGATCGTGCGTATCAACACGCACTTCCACCGCACCGGCAATACCGGCTCTGCCGGTACGGCTGT